GAGCCATTCCTAACATCATAAGTCTTGTCATGTACATACCATTCATTCCAGTATATAACATTATAGGAGCTACTTGTCTTTGAGGTTGATTAAAGATTTCTTTTATCATATTAGTTAACATACTTGTAGTTAACTTAGTATAATTACTTTCTGAACCTTCCTCATTTATCTGATCTATAAGTCCACCTATCATAATTCTTTTATAAATTTAAATCTCGGTGCTTTAACATCTGATCCACAATCACTAAGTCCACATATTATCGTAGTAAAATCTGCAACACTTCTACTGAATGGTTGTTTAACTGTAGGAGCTTCTGAACTAGCTTCTGAACTACGAATAGAAATATAAACACCATTAATATCACATTTAGAGTAAATTACATAAGGTTTTTGAGTTTCATGGTCATATACCACATCAATAGTCTTATAATAATCTCCTTTTTTATAATGTTGATATATACTATTTAGATGTATTCCTTCTTTTATCATTTTTTAATTTATATTTAATAATATTCTTAAATAAACCAAATATTCTTTTCCAACTCCAATCTTTATATTGGTATCCACAGGAACAGGTATCATCCCAACATTTTGGACAGCTTGCTAAACTCATCGTTGTTCTACTTTAATTAAACATGAATAAACTATTTTAACATCATCATTTCTACTAGTACCTCTTGAAAAATCAGGTACACTATATACAGCATAACTAAGTTCTACTTCTATTGCTTTATATCCATGTACTTTCTTTTCAATTTCAGATACAAGTCCATATTTACTATCAGATTCTACTATAAATATAGTCATATTATTAATTTAAAATGGTGGATCATCAGATAGTTTTACATTATTATATGGTTCATAAGTTGGCAACCAATCTATAGCCATCATACCTCTATGAAGAAGAAACTCATTAGTTTTAGAAAAATGATTACATCCTTTAAATGTATTAGGATAATCAGATTTCATATCACCAAATTGATCTTTACCATAAAGATCAGCAGCAGGATGTTTAGCTCTTAGTATAAGATGTTTTCTACCTGTATGATGTTCTATTTCAGGTATTGTATTAACAAATAAATTTTGTGCTTCATTCCCCCATAGTAGAAAGACTTTCGGTGAAGCCTCTTGCCATTGACTTGCTAAAATTCGCTTTGTCAGAGTCTCCCAACCTAGTCCAGCATGAGAATTTGCCTTTCCGTGAAAGACAGTCAACACGGTGTTCAAAAGTAGTACCCCTTGTTTCGCTAGATAATCAAGTTGATATTCTTTATGTAATCTAAACCCTTGATAACAATCATCTTCAATCTCTTCAAGTATTACATCAAGAGATTTCTTAGTTTGTTGTGGTTTCTTTCCATCTTTATAAGAAAAAGCTAAACCATCAGCAGAGCCATCATAGTAGGGATCTTGCCCTACTATGATAACTTTTACTTGTCCATGAGGACACAATTTTAATGCTTTAAATACATCTTCTTTTTCTGGATAGATAGTTTTAGAATCTCTTGTATAACTAATCCATTGAGCTAGTTTTTGTAGATACTCACTATCAAATTCCTTTTGAAGGATCGGCACCCAGGTCTGTCCTATTATATTCTCCAGCATTTATTCTAGCTTTAATTGTTTTAAAACTACTACTTTCTTTATCTAAAGCATGATGTACATACCCACAAAAGACTGTATCTCTTTTTTCTATAAACCAATTTGTCCAAACATGATAATAAAATCCATGTTTATATATTAATGCACACTTCCAAAAGAATCTATTCTCGAATAATTTCCTCTCGAATAAGAATTGCTTTAACCTTTTCAATAAGTTGTTCAATTGTTCCATCATTTGTAATTATGTAATCAAAATCTTTAAAATCATCTAAAGCAGTTTCAGATTCGTGTTCAAATTCTCTAGGAATTAATTGAGGTCTATTAGTTCTAATAGTCATCCCATCCCGTTGATGAACAGCAGTTAATTCATTAGGAAATCTCATATCAGTAATAAGCCAATCAGGTAATTTAGGAACATATATTCCAAAATCTTTAAATTTTAAAGGATTCCAATTACCAGTATCTTCTAAATCTTGAATTTTAGTAACTACTTCTTTATAATCAACAAATAAAGCATTTATATGAACATTAGGATGTATTACTTCTCTAAGAGCTTCTGTACCTAATTCTTGAAGAACCATCCTTACAGTTGGTATTTCACTATGTAAATCTTTACAAACAAACTTAGCTGTTTCATCTAATGATTCTTTATAGGCAAGAGCTTCTACTTTTGAAATGAAATACTTAGTTGTTTTCTTAGAAGATACTTTATAATGATTCCAATACCATCTTCTCCATTCTTCTCCTAAAACTGTATCTTTAATCTCTTGTTTCTCTAAATCAGCTAAAGAATAACCAGTTAATAAAGAAACTATTTGCTTTAACTTACCAGCAAATTTCTTTACTTGCCATTCCGATTTAAAACTAACAGTAGTATATCTATTACCATTTTCATCTTCTTGTGGTAATATATTTTCACTTCTTAAGTAAGCTTCAACAAAAGCTGTAGGATTATGTTTCTGTGTACCCTCTTTATAGAATTGTATAAGTCCTTGAATAATTTTGGCAATAGTATCTTTACCACTACCAATTTTACCTGATATAGCAATTATCATAATACAGCTGCTTTAATAATTTCAGGACTAGTAAATTCTTCAACTTCAAATTCCCAAATACCAACAAAAACTTTCTCTCCTTTTTCTAACTGACTAACAAAATTCTTCCAGTAATCAGCATCTCTAAGATGAAAGGTAGCTACTTTAACAGTATCTTTACCTTTAGCAAGTTTATCAGAAACACCTTTTATGGTTACTTCTTTTTCTTCCCACTTCATATCAAGAACACCTACAAATCTTTTAACTTCAAAAAGAGTAGACCAGTAAGTTTGTTTTGTTGTTGTATTAGTTTGTCTGATGTTGTTATTAATGATTTTTGTCATATAATGATGTATAATAGTTTAGTTTTTGAGCTGTAATACCATGAAGTATGGAATTATTCAAAAACTTTGCAGCATCTTTAATTCTTCCTAATCTAATTCCTAGATAGGTGTGTAGAAAAACAAATGCTTTAAGATAATCTAATTCTTTTGGACTAATTTTAATTTGAGAGCCTTGTGTTTTAGCAAAATTAATTAATCCTTTCTTTCTCCAGTACATAATTGTCTGTGGAATAATAAAGAGTTTAGAGTCTAGCTCTAACTCTTTATTAATTAAATCACAGGCTTGTGTTATTGTGTAATACTTCTTTACTATATCAGTATGTACCCTTGTTGATGTTCCTCCATTGTCATATCCCATAATTGATGTTTAACATGATAAGCTACACGATTCATTATTCTATTATAATCAGAAGATAAAGCTGAAACAGTTTTCATTTCACCTTCATTACTTGCCGCTTGATAATTGATAATTTGTGTTTTAAATATCATAGTAGGATACAAACCAGAAGTTTGAGTTACTATATTAAGTAATTCAACTTCAATGGTATTAATATCTAAATTATGTTTTTTACAAATAGCTACAAGATAATTATATAACTGTCTACCATACTTATAAGATTTATAACTAGAAGTAGGAAACATACTAATATTATTATACATAGTCTTATTATCTATAATAATAACCTTATTTCCTTCAATTCTATACTTATCAATCTTAGCTCTACGTTTTAAAGTAATACCTTGCCATTGTTCTTCCCAAGAAAATTCTTCTTCATGTATCCATTCATGTTTAAGTATTTCTTTTACAATAGGATGATTTAGATAACTTTCTTGACAATTAATAAGTACATCTTTAGTAGCTTTATCTACAATAATTCTATCTCCAGCATTCTGTAAGAATCTAATATAAGCTATACATTCTGTTTGGAATTTATCAAGAAGAGTATTATTCTTTAATGCTTTATTAACTTCTGCTTGTGTTCTAGCATAGAAAATACATCTTGATAATAATTGAATATCATAATCACTTCCCTTAATTCCATGAAAACCTATGAAGATTTCATTGATAGTAAGTAATTCATTAATATCTAATATCATTCCTTGTTTAGCATATTCTTCAAAACCATGAGTAATTTTATACTGTTCTTTAAAGTATAAATTATTAAATGTTTCTGCAAATAAAGCCATTTGAGGAGTAGGTTTTTCTAACTCTGCAAAGACAAATTCTCCAGGTTTATCTAACCATTTGTGAAATAAATCTCCTCTTGTTAAAGAAGGAGTCTCTTTAACATTATCTTTATCTTGTTCTACATACTCTTTGAAATTAAGAGGATGCCCTCCTATTTCTGGATCAATCATATTAGCCATTGAATGACTAACAATTGGATCAATTAAACTTCCTTTATTACTATGGTATTCTATCATAAATTTATTTTATAAATGTTAAACTGTAGAAAGGGTGTTTGGTCTTGTCTAATAGGTACAAAAATACCATGAGAAGGAACTAATACATAGTCTGTATTATCATCTGGTATGATATTATGTTTTTTAAGATTATCTTCAAAAGCTTTACAATATGGAAAAGCACGATTGAACACATCCCACTTCATATTACCAGATATAGGATCAACTGCTAGATCATGTATTTCACATTCTATATATAAAGGATAATTGACAATAGGTTCTTGACCTTGTAAGAAAGAATAGTAGTGGGCGTTGATTGCATCTAATATCTTTCCTTTTTCGTAATCCTGATACAGACCACTATAATACTTTTGACCATTTATAACAAGCCATTTCTCTGTACCAGCAATACGAGAGTTCTTAATTACATATTCATTAGTTGATACATCAAAAAGCCTTATTTCTTTCTTCTTAGAAGCTGAAACGTATTCCTTCCAGATGTATCTATTCCCCCAATATTTCTTTTTATCTTTAACAGCAGTATCTTTACCTTGAATAAAGTACTTAGCTCTTCTTGACTTTGACATTAATACCTTTCTTGGATAAGCAGGTATTATTATAGTACGTATTAGTTCTTTATTTGAATATATCATCTAATAATTTTTGTTGTACTTTTACATAAGTAGTATTTATATGTTCTAGCTTACTTAATGGAATTTCAATCTTCTTATTAAGATGTCTATTAGTCCATACAATAATTAATTTAGTATGTAGAGGAAGATGACCTTCCCATCTATAAGGAGTTCTTACATCATGTTTCCAGAACATTCTTCTATTAAATATAAGTTCTAATAAACCTAACTTTAATTCTTTTAATAATTCTCTCATGCTACTCCTTGTTCATGTTTGTATTGTTCTATCATTTCTTTAACAAAACTATATCCTTTGTTTTCATTACAATTGAATAAATCTTTGCCCCAACTTGGAGGAAAGAATGTATAAGGAATGCCATAATTAGTATAATGCTTAAGCATAAACATCCTACCCCTATAATCACGATCCCCAACAGTTGCCATATAGTCGAAATCTTTATTAAATTCGTCATAGTGTTCTTGTGTTATTATTTGTGTTTCACTAATAGGAGAAACTGCTTCTATACCTAATTTTCTAAAACATAATACATCTTTATAGCTTTTTGTTATAATTATAAGAGATGTATTACGTTTTAGTAGACTATATCCTTGTAAGAAATTATCTTCGAGATGTATATTTTGAAAGAATCTATGTTCTGTCCTGAAAGGAAAGTATAGTTTATAAAGACCATTACCAAAATAGTATGCATAACAAGGATCACCAGTTTTACATCTATATTCTTCACCATTTAACCAAACTGCTTTACATGGATATACTCTACCTTCTACTAGATTATCAATAGTAAGTCCTCCTTTTCCCCAATAGTTTATATCCTGCTGGTTCCATTCTCTTACCATTATTTGAATAGTAATTCTACTCTTTATAGTTGGTTCATATGTTTGCTCATATATAACAGGAGTATTATTGAGTTTAAAATCTCTGATAATCTGTCTACAAGCTTCTATGAAGTTACAATTATAGATAGTTTCAACTACATTAAAACAATCCCAATGATAACCTTTACTAAAATCTTTAAAATATAATCTTCCAGCATTATTTCTATAATATTTACAACCAGCTTTCTTATCTATTCTAAGAGGATTATGATGAAATTCATCATCAACACGTATTCCTAAATATTTTTCAAAGATTTGTTCTTCTGTTATTCTCTTGAATATCTCTTCTTTTGTTAGTGGGATTCCAGGTTCTATGGGCATATTTTATCCACAAAAAATAATGATTAGTATAACAAGGTTCTATATTATATTCCCAACAATCCCCTACTTGTACAGGATCACTAGTTACTCTTACTTCATACATTGTGTATATTCCAAAGAATATTCGTAGGAAGGATGATTCTCGCTTAATGTCTATATGCATCACCTACAGCTTTAAAACGATTTACAACTTGAGTTTCTCTTTTAGTTATCATAGTTTGTAAATCCTTCTTTAGTCGAGATGGATCAAGACTTCTTACACCATACTTAATCAATATCTTTTCTATCTTTTGTTGTGTTGTCATATTATCCGCTGCTATCACAGCTTAGTTCACAAGTAAACATATATTTATAACTAGTCAATCCAGCAGTAAGTTCTTCTATCTTAACTGTTATATCCTGACCAGCATCAACTGATCTTATTAATTCTTTAACTGATTTTTCACTAATCTTTTCAGTAGTATAAACTTTATAGTTAGTTTTATGAAAAGATGCACTTACATAATTAGTTACACCTCTCTTAATTAGTATCTCCATTAGAAAAAGAAAAAGGAAGTATTTCTACTTCCTTTTGTTTAAGTTAAAAATCATACTTAGGTTGTCCTGCTGGAGCACCTGCTGGTACATCCATATTTGTTGGAGCATTACCTGTTACAGTAGATGATCCTTGATATGCTTTGAAATTCAGATCATTTTGATAATCTGCATCAAATTTACCATAATCTCCTTCAAGAGCTTTCTTCCAAGCTGCATAATTAGTTTGATATGATCTAGCAAAGAATTTGGTGTATACTGTCTGATACTTACCATCTTTAACACCTAGAAGATGTTTTACAGAGTTTGTAGGGATTGCTTTATAAAGAGATAAAACTTCTTTTAAATCTCCACTAGCAAGAGCATTAATATCTTCAAATATTGCTTGATCTTTAGGATCAATATTAGCCCATGCTTTAACAAAATTAGCTAAATCAGTTTCACCTACAATAGCTTTACGTTGACCTTCTGCTGAGAACCACTGATAAGATGGTTCATCCTCAAGTCCTTTACTCCAAGCATTAGAACCAAATTTATTGATCCATTCTACTTTAGTTCCTTCCTTATTAGTTCTTACACGATTCTCTAACCAAAGAGATGTTTTTAAAGACTTACTGAAAGTTATAGCAGGATTTGTACTCCCAAGATAAAAATCAATTCTTAATTTAGCATCACCTTTGTCAGTTTGTGTGAGATATTCAGGTTCTTTTTGAGCATTAATACCCATTGCTTTGATTTCATCAAACGTTGGATTAATTGCTACAATTTTAAGATTAGCAAGACCAGTATATAACTGACTACCTACTACTTGTTTATCTGAACTATTTGCTCCTATACCTGCCATTGTTGTATTATAATTATAGTGTGTAAATGTAAAAAGGGTAGTAGACTTTCTACTACCCTCTATTTTTAATGGTTAATTAAGATAACTTATTTGAAGTCTGATTCATCAGCTCCAGCATCTTCTGCTTTAGCATCTTCTTCAGAAATAGTGTCATCAACTACAAGTTTATAAACACCAGATACATGAGAAGGAAGTCCAGAAACTTCAGCAGTAACGTCTACCAATTTAAGGAATTGGTTACCTTTAACATCTGCCTTCAAAGCACCTGCTTCAATAAGATCAGATACTAGGAACTCATTAAAGAACATCTTACCTTTCTTTTGAGCAACACCATCTTTCTTAGAGAAAGACTTACGAAGGAACTTCGCTACAGGCTTAACTTCATCTTGATCTGCAAGGACAAGAAGCAATCCACCTTTAGCTTGTGCAAGAGCAAGTTCTTCAAGACCAAGAGCTTCCCAAGCTGCCTTAGAAACAATAAATTGTTCTTCGATGAATGGAGTAAACTCTTTACCTTCTTCTGCTGCATCTTTTGCACCTTTCTTAGATTCATATCTACGAAACTTAATACCGTTGTAAGATTGAGTTCTTACTGCACCACCTTCACGAGTGAATGTTTTGTCTACAATTTCTAAACTACCGAAATCTACCATGATTGTTTTGTTTTAATGGTTAAAAAATAAATAATAAACACTTAATTAATTTTGACTGTTCTTTGACTAATTCATACACAAATATATAACAGCCGATACACTTGCGCAAGTAATTTGAGAAATTTATTTCTCATTTTTTTATAGATGGATATATATGTTCCCAATACGTTTTTACAATCCCATCCTTTTTGATATTGGTTTTGTCATAAGTAAAGGGAGTTACACCATCCAATTCAAACATTTTAGAAATGACAAATTCTCTATTTCTAAGATGTTTAGCTCTTGCTCCTGTAGCAAGATCATTCTCATTTGTTACAAATGATAAGATATTTTCATAATCTTTACCTCTATATAGCCATCCAATTGCATCTGCATCACTACATACAATTTGTTTAGCTTTACCTATTAAATCAATATCTTTAACATTAACATCTTTCCCACCTTTATTAATAGAGGATGATTTAACGTGACCAGATAGTATTAAAGACTTATTAGCTAAAGACATGAAACTATTATAAAGTTTAGTAAAACTATCTCTATACCATCCATAACCTCCACCATATTCTAATTCAGTAAGAATATTACCACCTTCAAACTTCTTACCTATATTACTTTTACGATAATCAGAATTAGCTAAATCAATAGCCATCTTTTCTAAAGCAGAAGTAGTATCTATTGCTATAAAATCATAAAACCTTTTACCAGCTTTAGTATTCATTTCAACAATAGCTTTTTTAACCTCACTTAAAGCAGCAAGCATATTTCCACCAAATTGTTCTTGAGCTATCTTTCTTACATTAATAGATGCTGCTTCAAAACTTGATGATCCATCTTCTAGGTCTATAATTAAACAGTTAGGTAATGCAGCTAATAAGCTTGTTTTACCTACTTTTGGTTGTGAGTATAAAAAGAGTCTTGGTGGCTCTATTATATCTGGTGGCTTTACTTTCTCTGTTGGTAATATAATCATTTTATGTAAATTTAGTATAATCTTTTCCTTGTAAATAATGATGTTCAAGCATAGGATCAGGAAAATCTCTAAAATGACCTACTTGACCTAAGAAATTTTGATTGAGTTTAACCATATCAGAACCATCTCTAGTTTTTAATACAATAACAGGTCTATAATTTCCAGCAACACGATTTATCTCAAAGTTATTATATTGAGTGATATTATATCGTAAGGGATTAAATAAAGCTATAACTGTATTAGCATCTTCACAGAGATTTCCTGTATCTTTAAAATCTTCTAATTGAGGAGTTAATTCTGAAAACTTGCGTCTATCAAGATCAGCTAATTCTCTATTAAATTGAGATAAAGCAATACTTGTAACACCATAGAAATTTCTTAAAGATATAGCTTGTTCTGAATACTTATCTATTCTTTCTTTTTTAGTATGACAATCCTTCTCTACTCTCATTAATCCAATGTGATCTGTTATAACAACTACTATTTCATCAGGATTATTAGGAATATATTTATGAAAGGTAATCTGTTGTCCACGCACTTCTTTAATTTCATCAACAACTTTACCATTAGCATCCATATACTTTTTTACATCCATATAAATACCAGTAGGATTATTACTAATATCTTTTATATGAACATAATCTTCCATCTTCTCATAATAGTCTTGATATTCGCAAACTTTAGTATAGATTTCATCACTAATCTTATTCTTACCTATTGATAGAACAAAATTTATATCAAACACCTTACCAAAATCTCTATAAATATCATAACATACCCACTTAGCAGTCTTATTAACTTTCTCTATTTCAAAAGAATTATAAAACACACGAAGATATAAAGGCTTTAACAATCCCTCTTTTAAGATCAGTAACATCTCTCTATAAGGATTCAATACAAAACTATGATCTGTAAGAGCTGTCTTACCAGTACCTACTCCTCCACCAAGTGCTATAAAAGTTCTTCTTTGAAGTCCTTGAATAACACTATCTAGTTTAGGAGAACCAGTACTAAAACCTCTATTTAGACCAGCTTTACCTTCATCAATTCGATCTTTAAGACTTTGAAATAAACTCATATCCTTTTAAATGTGTCTGAGGAAGTCGCTGTTAATTTCTCTTTTAAAAGCTCCCATCTCTTGTTTAATACGAAATTTTCTATCTTCTCTTGTGCAAGAGTTTTTCCAGCAAACCATCTTCTTACAATACCAATAATCTCTTCATGTTTAGCTCGATCACCTCTATGACATTTAAAGTATTCTAAAGAAATCTTTCTTGGATCACCAGTTATAGCAGGTACAGCAACACCTTTAATTTCTAGCCAACCAGGATAAGCTTTACGTAGTTCTTCATAAGAATCTTCTTCATCAATAACTACAACTTTAGTAAATTTTTCAGTAACTACCATATCACAGATATTAGTAGCTCTACCATAATCGTCTAACCAATTACGTTTTACTAAATCCATTACTTCTGTAGTACTAAACTTACCTAAACTACTTTCATATCTATTGATATTAGCTTGATCTTTTGTATGAACTAACCATAGAATTAAGAATTGATGTTCGCTAATCTTATTTTTTACTAAGAAGTCTATGTATTTATTAATATCATTAATCATCTTCTATAATATTTAATAAAGCAAATTCACCAAATTTTTCTAAAGCTGCTGTATTATAAGCTAGTGCAGCAGTTTTTTCATCTGTGAATACACCTAAATATTTATTAGCTAGTTTTACCATCCATTTATTTTTACATAAACTAACACCTTTATATTTAGAAGTTAATTTTTTATCTTTATTAGTTTTATTTTTTACAGCATTAATTCTATTTTGACTTTTAGTAGCTACTCTAAGATTATCTTTTTGACAATTTAAACCATTTCTATCTTTATGATCTATAAGATTTCCTTTAGAAACATTTTCTAGTATAAAATTATGTAAAGTTATATTTTTACCTTCTTTACTTGTAGCTCTATAAATATAAAATGTATTTCTATTATCTGAAAATTCTCTTAAAAACCATTTATATTGGTTTACTCTATCATAATCTTCATCATCAATTAAAGCAATTTTTTCACTATTAACTAATTTTATTTCTTTCATAACTATAAAAGTCTACATACTTATCAATGTTGTTAATCATAATCTTCCTCTAACTCCATTACATTTTCTTCACAAATAACTTCAGCATCCTGAAGTTCATTTAAAGCAGTTTCTACTTCATCCTCACTATAATCAACATTAAAATATTCTTTTAACCTTTTAACATAATCTGTTATCTTGTTAAAGAAATTATAATTCTCACGAACCTGAATTATTAGTATTCGTGTCTCCAATTGGTGTTTGCTCATATTTAGTTGGTTCAATTAAAAACAATAATCTGTAGTTTGTTAATTCCTTAAAATCATCAAAATATTGATACATTCTCATTTGTAGATCAAAGAAAGAACTACAGACTAGAACTATATCTTCAAGAGGTACTTGTGCTTTTACTTTCTCTCCACTTTGTTTTACAGTAATATTAAAATATATCATAAAGTAACTATTTCATTTATATCTTTAATCCACCTAATGTTTGTATCACCTTTCTGTCTTTTAATCAGCCAAGTTTCATCCTGTGTATGTTTAATATAAATATTAACAATTTTAGCAGTCTTGTTCTTTACAAAACGTAGACTTCTACCCCTTTTATTTTACTATTCTAAGATCATTAAATTGAATAGTCTCAAATTTCTCTGAGGATTGGACTATATCTTGATCACTATTAAACTTTAAATTAAGATGTTTCCAACTTCTACCAGAAGTTATTTCTGTAATAGTTGTTGGAGCAACACCCCACAATCTAGCAATTTTTCTTTTAGTATATTTCTTTAATAATTCAGGTAGTGTTTTAACAGTTTCTTCTTTTAATTTATTAAAATTACAAGACTCTCCTGTTTTTCCTTTTATTTCACCTAAAATATCAATAGAATGTCGTATGTTTTGAGACTGTGTTACCCATTCCAGATTAGTCCAAACATTATTTAGTTTTTTACCATCTTTATGATTTACTTGAGGTAAATTAAGAGGATTTTCTATAAAAGCTTCTGCGACTAATCTATGAATACTACACATTTTTTGTGTACCATCTAAATAATAAACTTTAATTCTATTATAACCTTTTCTATTTTTATTATTAGGTTTTAATAGTGTTTCTGAATAAGTAGAAAAGCTATTATTTAATTCACACCATACTTTATGTTCTAATCTTTTAATTCTACCAAAATTACTAATTGCATAACTTTTTGCACCATCAATATCTTTCCATGTCTCCATAGTATTAAGTTTAAATTGATGTGCAAAGTAAGTAAAGTCGAATTGTGATCCTAACCTTTTGGAGAAAATTGATCAAATTTTCCCTACTCCTTCACAGGATAGTCTCTACACCTTCCTTATATCAATAAGGCTTGGCTCGGTATTGCCTACGTCTTTACGTTTAGGTTTCACCGAATTAAATTAGTTTATAGAGGACAGGTATTGTTTATCCTCTGTATCATCTGTCTACGCTTACTAGAAGCACTACATATAATAGCACATTCTATATTTTCAACATTAAAGCCTTCATCTAAGGCTTTTGCTGTACAAAGAGTTCTAATTTCACCAGCTTCAAATTTACTTAATGCTAATTTTCTTAACTTACTTGCTACTATCTTAACTTTCTTATTATAGACAACAGGATAACCATTTCCTTTTTCATAGTTTCCTATTTTACCATTGAATTTTCTAGCAAGATTCTTAGTAGCAATTAATTGTTTACGATACTCTGTTACTTCTTCATAAGAATAACCAGTTTTAAGATTACTATGATAGGCTAATGCTTTACCGTCTAACATCTTTACTAATTCATCAGCAAATTCTGTAGTTTCAGCAAATGTAATGGTAGGAATATTAAGAAAATTAATAATATCAGCAGCTACTTGTAGCTTAATAGGATGCTTATAAAGAAAGTTCTTTCTTTCACGCATTGCCCAATTCCACTGATTTGCATACTTCTTAATACTTTTAGGACTCCACGGATGTTCATCAGTATGATCCCATTTCATTACAGTAGCATACCATTCTCTCCATCCTTTACCAGTTCTACTTTCTCCACCAATGGTAGTTTTAACATCATTTCCTGGGCCACAAGCTCTTGCTAAAGACCAGTTTAAATCTCCTTCTGGAAAATAATTGAATTTAGCATAATTAGAATTATGAATATCATTATATCTATCATACTTTTCAGACTCTTCTCCATCAAGACTAATACCATAATTATATACAATATAATCTGATATATAATTATGACGTAATCCTTCAACCATTGTAACTTCATCAATGACTGGAATATTAAGATCAGTTAATACCTTAATTTCTCTTTCTTCCAGAGTAGCAGACATACCAAAGAACATCTCATATTCAGTACCAGTAATAGTTTGATTGAATTGTATCCCATACTCTCCTAGAGCATTATGAAGTTCATCTATTACTAATAAGAAACATTTATGTTTAACACCTGTTTTTAAATAAGTAGCTGTGTATGTATTTATAACATACACAGTTACGTTCTTTAAATTAAATGTTTCAATATGTTCTAACCAATCCTTATAAAGTTTTATTGAAGGTACAATTACATTAACTGTAGCATCTGGATATTTAAGATTCAATCTATGAATTGCTATAATAGCAACATAAGTTTTACCAAATCCAGTAATAGCTAATAATACTCCTTTACCTTGATTATCAAACCATTTCTGTATTATTAGAAGCTGTCGTTTTAACTTCTCAATATTAGGATTAATACCTAAAGAAGTAAACCATTGTGTAATTAGTATTAAATAATCCATTATAATTTTATTACTCTATCATTCATAATCTTTTTAGGATCAACAGTTGTACTAATATCTTTATTTTGACGTAAAGTATTTAATAACTGTTTATTGATAGATGTTCCTTTAATATATTTTAATATCTTATCTCTATTAAATTTAGTAAAAGTAGTGTGTGATTTACCAGTAACTTCTCTCTTTAAATCTCTAATAATATCATTAGCATGAATAATTCTCTTAACTAATACTTGATAATCAAAAGACATTTCACCAATTCTAAATTCAAATGTACAATATCTACTATTCATTCTAACCCACTTTCTTCCATCAGATATATCTCTTGGATTATAAGTTCCCATATAATTCCAAGTATCTAACTTCTTTAATATAGATTCTTTATAAGTTGGATTTTCTCCAATATGTTCAACTAATTTACTAAAAGTACCTCTACAATCAATATGATAGTGAATACCACTACCCATATTAAGCATACTATGAAGTTTAAGTTGATTACATATATTATAAAGACAAAGTAAACCATTTATACCATTTGGTATTCTATAACGTTGTTCACCTCCATCACAATCTATACTCATTATATCTGGAATTAGATTGAAATATTTATCTTTAAAGGTATTAGCTTTACTACATTCTATTTCAAATCCAGTAGAATAAGGTAAATAAGAATCAACTATATCAATATCTCTTTGATCCTTTAAAGTAAGTAAAGCTAATGGATTATTATAAACATAATCCATTAGCTTATCTAAATCCGTCATATTAATGTTCTCCGTTGCTTCGTCTACCTACATTAGATACAGGAGCTACTTCTTTAGCTTTCTCTAACTCTGCATATTTTACAACAGGTTTATCAATTACTTGCTTAACCTCTTCTTCAACAGCAACAGCTTTTTCAAGCTTCTTCACTTTCTCTTTAATAACTTTAGCTTCTCCTTTAGCTTTAGTCTTAGCTACATTAACTCCAGG